ATGAATGAATATCTCCGAAAAAATAATGGTGATAGAAAACGATTAGTTACTGATGAGAATGTCGAGGCTAATTATCTTCATTTGTTAGCACCAATGGGTGATTGGCAGAGAGAGATTCATGGATTAGATGTTGAGAATTTCAAACGAGTTCACACCAGAATAGTACAACTAGGTAACCTTATCAACATAGAGGTAAACAAGAGGTTATAAAATGGAATACACAGACTCGGCATATGTTGATGCAATATATGAAAAATTATGTCAGCGTAAACATGCACAGATAGTATCTGGATTAAAACCAAATAGTGTATATACATTAGATGTTGAGAGTCCTGATTTTGTTGACTTGTTTGTAATGAATACTGATGGATTTAAGGATGCAGTAAAGTCAGCAATATTCCGTATGCTAGAAGAACAATATACCACATTCAATATACCCCAAGTATTTGGTCAGTTGGATATTAAACTGATTGGTAAAACACCAGTAGAGATGCATGATATAAATTCAAAGTTTGAGAATACAGTAATAACATTTGACTGTATAATATCTGCAACTGATTCACCGAAAACATATATTAAAAAGGCTTTGGCTACATGTCCTTCATGCTTTGGTCAGGAAGAAGTTAAGTGTAACTTTGAAAAGAAAATACCAATAGCATTCTGTTCTAATCCACCATGTAAGAAAGCGAAAATGTCTATCAGTGCTAATCAAATACAGACTGATGACGTTCAGACTTTATTCTTTCAAGAGCCATTAGAGAAAGCAAGACATAGTTCTCCAGTTGTTCTTACAGGTAAGGTATATGGTAGTGATGTAAGTACATCTTATGTTGGTCAAAAGAAAAGAGTGACTGGTATCTTTAGGTCTATTATAAATTCTGAGACTAATGAGAATGATGTATACATAGATGTACTATCAATAAACAACTTGGAAGAAGAGGAAGATGTAATGCCAACAGAACAAGAAGAGAGTCAGTTTAGGACTATGGCAAAAGAGAAAACATATCTTGACAATCTGGTTAATAGTTTTGCCCCTAACATATATGGAATGAGTGACATAAAACTATCCATATTGTTACAGCTTGTTGGTGGTGTTAAGAGTACCAAACGTTCAGATATAAATATCTTTCTAGTTGGTGACCCATCAATGGCAAAATCTGAATTATTAAAGTATGCAAAGAAGATTACCAAGAAGTCTATCTATACATCTGGTAGAGGTACATCTGCAGCGGGTCTTACGATAGCCGTTGTAAAAATTAACGATAGATTTGTTGCACAGGCAGGGGTATTACCTTTATGTAACAATGGCTTTGCCATGATAGATGAATTTGATAAGATGAATAAGGATGATAGGAGTGCCATGCATGAGGCTATGGAACAACAGACAGCTTCAGTAGCCAAGGCTGGTATAGTATTAACTTTACCTACAAAGACTACCATATTAGCCGCGGCTAACCCGAAGTATGGGGCATATGATCCAGATAGCACACTTAGAGATAATGTAGATATACCTGTACCACTATTGTCAAGGTTCGATTTGATATGGTTGATAAGAGACACAGTTAATGTCACTGAAGACATGATGAAGGCTACTCATATCATAGATTCATTTGAGTCTACAAGTACAGGTAAAAAAGAATGTAGTTTATCTGAAGAGTTGTTGAAGAAACTATTGAACTTGGCAAGACAGCAATCACCTAGAATAAATGATGATGTGAAAAACGAAATCATAAAAATCTATAACCAGATGAGAGCGGTATCAAGTAATGATGAACTACCAGTAGGTGTAAGACAGCTAGAGGCTTTGATTAGATTATCATATGCATTAGCCAAGTTACGATTGAAGGACTTTGTAGAATTGGATGATGTGTTGACTGTAAAATCACTTATTGAATCTATGTATAACTCGTTCAATCTCACGATGAATTCTGGTAATAGACAGACTATACTTACTGGTACTACCAGACAAACTAAGCAACAACTTGCAGATAAAATCTGGAGTGAGTGTGAAGATGAAAATGGTAGCGTGAATATAATAGAGTTCATGAAGAAGTTAATTGAGAATGGGTTTGAACCTATGGAAGCCAAGAAGATGTTTGGTAATTGGGAAAGATTCAACCAGATACGTTTAAATAGTGATGGCACGTATAGAAAAGCGTGAGTCAAGAAGAAATTAATTTAAATGTTTCACAGTTAGATGGTGTAGGCTCTGTTACAGAAAAGAAACTCGTAGCGTTTGGAGTAAAGACCATACTTGATATTTGTGTAAGAGGTTCTGCTGAGATTGCAGAGATTACAGGTGTAGGTAGAGACAAGGCAGACCAATGGTCATTCAATGCACAGAAAATTTTAGAGGATAATAATATAATAAGAAAGTCCGACATGGATACAGTAGAACTTATGGAATATCAAGAGAACTATCCAACACTTGCAACTTGTTGTAAAGAAGTAGACGGACTTATGGGTGGTGGTGTAAAACCAGAGGCTACCTATGAGGTATATGGTGAGTTCGGTAGTGGTAAAACTCAGTTCTGTAACTCACTTACAGTAGAAGCCATACGACAGGATATGAATGTGATATGGATTGATTGTGAAGATACATTTAGACCAAGTAGAATCTTTGAGATACTTAAAGCAAGAGGATATGTAGAAGATAAAGAACAAGCAAAGCCAATGCTCTCTAGAATCAAGTATTATTACACACCTAATACAGAGTTACTCATGGGCACTGTTAATAATCTATCAGAAACTATGCTAAGTTTTAAACCTAGATTGGTTATAGTAGACGGTGCTATTGGGCAATTTAGGGAGGAGTATTTGGGTAGAGGCACGCTTGCAGACAGACAAAACCAGATAAAAAGGCTCATGACTCACCTAAAGAACATAACATATTACTTCAAATGCACGGTTATCTTTACTAACCAAGTACAATCTGATCCATCTACCATGTTTGGAGATCCAATAAAACCTATTGGGGGTAACGTTGTAGGTCATGCAAGTACTCATAGAATGTACTTTAAGAAATCGGGTAAGAAAAGGATAGCAAGAATGATAGATAGTCCAGAATATCCACAAGCAGACGGTGAATATATCCTAGATGCCAAAGGTATCTCTGACTTGGAAGAAGAATAAATTTATAAATAAGTATTTTAAAGCACAGATATAAATGAATTGTAGATCTTGTGGAAAGATTTTAGAATCTCATGAACACATATTTTGCCATAGTCAGATTTGCCTTGCACAGAGAATGAATAATAAAAGTATGTAAGCGAGTTTTTGATATACGCATACTACGCATACTGCGTACTATACGCATAGCTAAATTCAAAAATAAAAAGAGGATTATTGTTGTAACAGAGTAGGAGTTTCTAATTCAAACCAAGTTTTAATACCTTGACTCTCTAATTTCTGTACAAGTTTACTCGCCTTATCAATAGGCATGAGTGATTTCATAACGCTGTTATCTTTTTTCCAGCAGATATTTATGAACATAGAACTTTACTAGAACAAGTCCCATATTTAAAATTAATGTAAAAAAAATTAAGGTGTATAAATGTATGAGCAACCACATTGACATTTATATCTAGATATATAATCAGCATTTGACAAGTCATATAAGATTCTTTCAAAGACTCTACGTGTTGAGTTTGGGCTAATTGCCCTATGTATTTCATTCAAAGTCGTAGGTCTTTTATGGTCTTTGACATATCTGTATGCCTTATATCTTAGAGTATCCTTTGGCTCTAATCTATGAATCTCCTTCAAGTCCTCGATACTATCTGCTTTGAGAAGTTTTCCACTGTATCTAGTCATGACCGAACAAGTCTCCTTTGTATGGATCGAATGTTATTGTGATTGTGCCAACCCTCTTCGCTTCTTTAGGATTGATTTCCACATAACTATCTACGCCCTTTTCATATCCTCTTAGGAATGTTCCTGTATTACCCATGAGAACTTTCTTCTCTACAGGTACGTTATGTTTTCTGTCATAACCTGTTCTTACTATTGGTCTTACCCATGTATCATGGTTGTGACCCATCAGTACCAAGTCACAGTCAAAGTCACCAGTGATTGCTTTCATTCTGTTGACAGCACCACCTGCTTGAATACCAGAGTATCCCCCATGCATTGATAATATGAGGTAGTTTCTGATTTCCTTGCCTTTGTGTTCAAATGTTAAACTTGTGTATGCAAGTCTACCCATATAAGGTAGGTCTAATGGTTTACAAAAATCTGTGATGAATCTTTTCTGGTTAATGGTTTTCCATTCATGATTTCCAGCGTGAAGTCCTAGAGTCTTATGGGCTATAGGCTTCCATGATTCTATGAAAGTCTCTGTTTGTTCTTCGGTTGTTAACATACGTCTGTCAATCGTTTCTGGATTCCAACGTTTGTCAACACCACCATTAGCATATGCCATTACATTGTCAATGTAATCTCCCATTCCAATGACAATATAATCATCGTGTTTTTTTAGGAACTCGATGTTCTTCATATACTTGTCTACATCGCATCCCAAGTTACCCAAATGAATATCACCTAAAGGTCTTAGGTGTATGACTGAATCTTTCTTCGGAAGTTCTATTGTTTTGCGTATGCAGAACATGTATAGTCGTAGGTGCGACCATTATATTAACCTATTGTTTTAAACTTGACAGTTGAAAAGATCTACTTGCACATGAGTATCCAGATAATAAAGACTAGTCATACATGGTAGTCTACTACCACCCCAATCTTTCACGCCCTCATAATTTTTTGTCATGGACATATTTTTTATAGGGAAATGTTCTGGTATTGTTTTATATACCAAGTCAGCTGTATGTATCATGTTCAAAGTCCATCCAAATACGAACCCTGTAATGACCACATATATGAATAACCAATTCATCAGAAACACTTAAATACACCAGTATATATTTATTTAACAATGAAATACTCAGCAAGTTTCATTACATCAAAACAGGGAAACGCAGCTAAAGAAGGAACAACTCTACGAATTAGAGTTGATGGTGCACATTTTATTAGTGGTGGCATCTACCAAAACGGTTCTCCTGTAATTGCTTTCCAAACAGAAGCAGGGGATAATGACGTTGAAGTTCTACTGAAACGTAAAGATAGATCCCTGAAAGGAAAGGCAACATTGAAGGTCAGAGCTTTCGATTCCACTTGGCGAGGAGCTGGTTGGAACGATGAGTTCGAGATCATCTAAACTCTTTTTTTTAATCTAAAGTATCATCAGATTTGTATTCTACAGGCTTACTATAATACTCTTTTTTCTTTTTAAAATTGGCATATGTATCTGGTAAATGATGTATGCATGGGGCTAGTAAGTTATAATAATCCTTACAAAACTCACACCATATTACTGTCTCTTGCATTTGTTTCTTCATCTTGGCTATGTATCTTGGATCATCCCAATCAAACTTACCATCAGATGACTTTGTAAAAACCTTCTTAGGTTTCCATTTACCATTTGGTAATCTTTCCCATTCCACAAATAGTATATTAAATCCTACTATTTAAAAGTAACTATGCGTGGTCTCTGTCATAAATGTTTTAAATCCAATGTTGAATTAAAACCAACACGAGGTAAGATCTACTGTGTTGATTGTTTAGTTTACCAACAATAACCTTTATATTTTAGATTAACTATCAATAACTAATGAACGTTTCCGAAGTACTCGATACTGGAAAAACGTATGAGAAATCTGTACCACTTAAGGCTGGAGACAAACTAACTGTCCAGAACTTTAAGGTAAGATACGTTGAGGGATTGGGTTCGGATATTGCAGAGATTAAGACTACTGAAGGAATGAGACATTCCTTTGGTAAGACTATAATCGGTCAAGCAAAATCTGAATACTGGAATGACGTAGTGGAAAAATGTGTCCAGAAGGATGCATCAGATGGATTAGACGTTTGGGTAGTTGAGAGAGAAGCCGAAAAGACTGGCAGAAAAATGCTAGCTCTCAGTATGTTTGCACCCAAGCAAACTACTTCTTAATTTTTTTATGAAGTGCGATAGGTGTGACTTTGAGATGAAGAATCTTAATGCATGTCATTTGATATGTCCTAATTGTGGGGCTCATATGGATTGTTCTGATAAGGGTAGTACATGGTAAACATGATTGAAGATTGTCCTGATTTTAAAACTGCTTTACAAAAAGTTGGTGCATATGACTTACAACCAAAGAACTTTCAAGATGCTGTTAAGATAGTAACTGATGCCATGGCTCTGTTAATCATTTCAAAGAATCATAAGTATGGTAAGAAGAACATAAATGATTTGGGACAGCTAGGTATATTCTGTAGAGTTTATGATAAAACCAGTAGACTCCGTGAGCACTTTGTAAATAAAGTAGATCTGGGATCTGAAGGAACTTTTGATACTTTCGCTGACTTGGCTGGATATGGACTTGTTGATATACTACATGAGATGGGTTGGTATAATCTAGACTTGGATAAATAGTAAGATTTATATACTAGTTAATTTTGATTTTATTGTGGAAAATATACATTGTTTAATGTGTGGAGAAGAAGTTCGTACTACTGAACATACATCATATGTTTACTGTGAGTCGTGTAAAATAAAAAAGAGGGATTACTCTCTGTCTCTTGTGACTATAACACCAGCAAGATTAACTAACTGATTAAGTATTGTTTGCCTAATCATACCGAATCTATCTGCGTTAACATCTTCTTGTGGATAAACTTCCTTAGTCAGTTCATGTGCCTGTCTAAAGTATTGTCGCCACAAGTCTGCTATCATGGATGTATCATTTGAGATTTTAACTTCTGGTACATTGGTAATGATTATGCTTCTTGGATCAGTGGGATTAAATGCCTTTCTTCTAGGAGTATCCTTAACCCCACCTTGTTCTATGAAGCATGTCTCATTAGCACATATTGCTTTAGGGAATTTTTGATAGAAAATATCATCTCCTACTTTCCACGATTCTCCACAATTACAAGTACCATTAAATTTGGCTTTGAGTTGTATACCCATATTTTACATACATATATTTGTTATATAAACGTATCTATTATAATGGAAGAACATTTATATATAAGTAATTTGAAATGTATTTATGGCAAGGCGTAAAATTGGTAACTCACATACAACTATCAGTATTAGTTGGGCTGATAAGGAAGAGTTTAGAAAATTAGCCAAACTAGTTAAGAAGACTAGAAACGGTGATATGTATGAAAGTGATTCTGTAATCTTTAAAAGAATATTAGATCACTATAAAGCAACCAGTAATGATACTGGTTCTACTGCACACCCAACTTACCCTGTTAAGGTTTCTCCAGCACATGACCAGCAAGGTTAAACTCTCTGGGTATCCATCTTATTTTTATTTTATTAGTCATCATTGATTGACATTTTTCCCATAGTGGTAGAAGTGATTCAGTAGTAACTCTCCATTTACCATTCATCTGTTTTACTACAAGCATAGAATCTGAACATATTTCTACATCAGCACACTTGTACTTGTCACGAATATAACCAAGTGCATACATTAGGGCTAGGTATTCAAGTTCATTATTGGTTGGCTTACCACCCCTATATTTTACAGCGACATGAGTGCCATCAACCATGCATATATTGGAGTGTCTTGTACCACCATCTATATAAATCTTAACCACAACTTTCGGATAGCGTAGAACTATTTATGCTTTTTTGCATAATCCTTTCTACAAGTCTGTGAACAGTAGATCTTCTGCCTTCCTTTATAACGCCAAGGTAACTGAGCACCACATTCTATACAATAGAAAGTATCATCCTTTCGCATATAGATAAGTTAATATAGTGATTATATAAGGGTTATGTGTTTATGCGTGGTATCTGTTATCGAATTTACCATCTGCTCTGGTATATTTTTTAGGATTTGGAAACTTTTCTTTGTCTTTCTCTGGTTTATTTGTTGTTTCTGGTGGGTCATATTTTCTATCTTTTACTTCTTCAGTTTTACTTTGATCTATCTCAGCAGGGTTATCTTCTCGTTTCCTACCAAATCTTGCATAAAATTGTTCCATAAAGTCATCACCAGCTTCTTTACCCATCATATTTGCAGTTCCCTTCTTTTCTTTTCCTGTTTCATTTGTACTAGGTGCATTCGTACTATCTCGATTGTCATCAGTAGTAGTTGCTACATGATCCTCATGAGTAGGTGTGACATGGGTTTTTGGCTTTTTTCTCTTACGACTTAAATCTTTTCTCCATCCTCCACCTTTGAGTGATTCTGCTATAGCTTTTAATTCGTATGTTGTAGATTTTAATCCTTCAATTAGAGCTTTTTTTTTATCAGATTTTAACTCATGTGTGATTGCTTTTAACTTTGCAGTTATTGAATCATCTCCACTGATGATTAGATTATTGTAATACATTTCATCATATGATTTCTTACTAGGCTTTCTACCAGCACCTACTCTTTTACCACCTCTAGCACCACCTTTCTTATTTGCTTCGGCTTTCTGATCTGCTTCTGACAGTGCAGTGACAACACTTTTACCATCTTCACCTTCAATTATTTTTGGTTTGTAACCTTGATGATGCACTTTATTATAAACATCTTCTGATACTTCTCTTGAGTGTGCCCCACTACCTAATGCTTCAGATCCCATAAAGTATTTATGACCTTCAGCTTTTGGTGGTTTAACTTTAGCTGATTGTTCTCTTGCTTTGTCTTCCTGATCTTTTTTCTTACCAGCCTCTAGAGCAGCGGTTACTTTTTTGTCATCATATTTTGGGCTAGATTGTCTAGTAGCCGCGGCATCTGCACCTAATATATCTGGGCGATCTCTGAATAAATCTTCTGGTGTACTTTCACTTGGTCTTCCAGTTTTAGATTTTAATGTTTCAAGTAGTTTATCTGATTCTGCTTTGCTTAGGTATCTTATTCCGAACTTTGATCTCGTATCAAATTGATCGTTCATTCCTCTTCCTCCTTCTTTTCACCACTTGAGTTTGTAGCATTGAATACGCCAGTTGTACCAGTCGATACTGAAGAATCCTTTTTCTTGTTATGACCTTCCATAGTAGTCTCTGGTTTTTGTTTCTCATGTTTAAATTGTTCTTTAAAATCATTGTGAGTTGCACCTTCATAATCTTCACTAGCATCAATATCCATCTGTGTAGAGACACCTGCGAATGGTCTACCACCTGCATTACCATAAGCACCTTGTTCAACACCAGACTTTAACTTTGCAAATTCTTTATTCATCTTCTCTATAGACTTTTCTACTTCATCACAAGAGTGAGATTTTGTTGCTACATGTTTATCAGCCCTTCCTACTTTTGTAGGACTTACTGGTTTATTATCAATTTGCTTACCCTTAGAATCATATGTACCTTGATTTGTTTTTAGATTATCTGATGAGTCTGCTTTGTGCCATTGAAAATCACTAGAGTCATCATCCTCGCTAGTGGTACTTAAGTCATGTGCTTTCTTTGCTGGTTTTGAGATTTCTGGTTCGTCAATAATCATCTTCTTTGGTTTCTCTCTAGGTAGATCTGTTCTATATCCACCACCTTTCTCTACCTGTCCTTCTACTGGTTCTTCTATCTTTGGTTTCTTAATCGGTAGTTCTTTTCTAAATCCAGAACCTTTAAGTGCATCTTTTAATTCTTGTGGTAATTGTTCCCAAGTCTTTGATAGGAATCGTGGTGAATATGCTCTGACATTTACTAGAGCTTCACCTTTTTCTTCCATAGTCATTTCATTCCATGACTTGTTTTTCATAATAATATCTTTAACAAAGAATGTATCATCAATTCTTATAGTTCTAACCATGTTATCTTTAGCGACATTTATAAAAGAACCACTCATGGCTGTAACCACGCCACTCATAGGTGTGCCATTGACATAGTAATTTATAGTATCTCCTACTTTAGTATTCTGTAGTTTGTTTAATTCGCTACCATTAATCATGTTTGTCTACCTTACCTTGTTTTGATGGTTTTCCTATATAAATTTGTTCATCATCTATTATATCGTCATTAGTATTTTGGGCAGTATTTTCATGTTGATTGCCTTTTGATGGATCACCCATACTGACTTTCTCTACATTAGCACTGTTTTTAATCTGTCTCATTTTAGCACCTTCTAATAGTTTTCTCATACCAGATGGCATTTTTGCATCAGCGATCTCAGCTACAGGTTTATCCTTACTACCATGAGTAATGTTCTTATCAGAACTAGTTCTTTTACCACCCTTAACATTTCTTAAAGTATCAGAAACAGCATCTACTGCCCGTGCTAATTCATCATTTTTAACTTGTGATGATCCTATGGCATCTACATTCTTTTTACCAGATTCTACATTAAAAGCACGAGCTAGATTCTCTGGTGTCAAAGTTCCATCATGCCATACCTTTCCTTTTAATAATTTATGCCATAGTGGTAATTGTCTATTATCTAACCAAGTTTCCCATAACGCCTTTTCTACTGGTTTCTTTGTTACTTCTTCTAATTTATCATCAGTTAAAGTCTCTAAACTCTGTTCTTTCGAGTCTGCCTTCTCACTGTCTGGGTCATTTAAATACCTATTCCATAACACTAATTTCTTAAGATTATCTTTTATCTCATCCTGTGTAGGCATATATAAGGTATATAACCAATGTATTTAAATTTAACCAAACAATGCCTTTTGGAGTTTCTTAGACATATCCATTACATGCCAACTATCTCCACCAGCCACAGCCTTACAGGCTAATACAAGACTATCTGGGTAATCATCATGTTCATCAGACCTAATCTTCATGATACCCGTTTCAGTATATTCTCTTCTTAGATATGATAATTGATATATTAACTTGTTAATCTGTTTAATCTTTACTCTATGATTCTCAAACAACATTCTCAAATCACCATACATCTTGGCTTTTTCTTGTAGTGTAAACATAACACCCCTTACTGGAGATCCTTGTGATCTTGCCAAGTCAACTAGACCACCACCCAATCCAGTCTCATCAACAAATACTGTCTCTATCTTATACTTGTCAATAAACTCTTTTACTCTACCAGCCACTTGTACTACATTAGATTGTGATTCATTTTCAATTTCTTCAACGGATACTACATCATTGTCATCAACTGATACTATGGTATATACTGTTTCATCTCTACCAGTTCTAGCAACATCTACACCCATGAAGTATCTAACTCTACCTTTTGGTGTATAGTCACCTATAGCTTCCATCAATATAGAGTTAGGGAATAACGCATCACCAATATCTAGGAACTCACCCTCTACCTCTTGTATGTATTCTTCTCTGGTTAATCTTTTAATCTCTTCTAAGAATGATGGATCTTTTTGAATGAGTGGGTTATCAGTAGACTTGACATGAAACTGTGTCCATAAGCCATCTGGGTTGGCTGGTTTGGAATTCATACATGCTTCATAGAAATAACCAGCCTTTGAGAAAGGTGTAGATGTTAACCATACTCTAGCTTGTGTAGCCATACCAGAAGGTAGGAATGCTTTTAATATGTCAGTCTTGATGAAAGAACACTCGTCTGCAATAATAACATGTGGTGAATAACCTCTAAGTCCTATACCAGTTTCACCAGTAGCCCTAGTGATAATCTTAGATACTCCATTACCATCTAGAAATGAAATCCATAATGCAGTTTGTGTGTTACGTATAACATATCCTTTTAGAAAGTCATTATCCATTATCAGTGATCTTATCTTGTCAAACATAATCGTAGCCTGATTTTGTGTAGGTGCAGCTATAACTATAGTGCATTCATTCTTAACAGTTTCTAATAATACAGGGGCAAAGAAGGCAAAATGTATAGCTTTGATAGCAGTTGATACTGTTTTACCTACCTGTCTTCCTGATCTATATACTATGAATCTATCTTTACAATCTAGATATTTTCTATTGTAATCAAATACCTTGTGATCTAGAAATACCTCTGCAAACTTAGTAGGTGATTGAGCACAATCAGTTACGGTCTTGACGAAATCAAGGCGTTCCTGTATTTGCTCATTCGAGGTTCGAGGCATCTGACACCGTTTTCTGTGCTTTTATCTGTCTAAATATACTAGATATATCACCAGTCTTACCAAACTCTGTCTTCTCTGTAACTACTATTTTACTATTTAAATCGTTGATTGCTTTTATCACATTCAGTAGAGTATTAATTTCAGATTTAGTATTTCTATCTGGTACATTACCATCAAACTTAGCTTGAGTCAATGCCATCAATACGTTCTCCATAGATAGTTTGGCTATTAGATCTAGCATGTCTTTAACATCTTCTGGGTTTCTAGTATCAAGACTATTCAATAAACTTACAAAGTCAGTTCTGATTCCACATACTGCACCCTTTTCGTACTTTGGACATTTACCATTACCACCCTCTTCTATACTACGATAGATACATTGATCACATAATGCTGGTATGTTGGCATCTTTAAAATGCTTGGCACTATTAAAAGGTGATATGGTTTTTCTCTTGTTTTCTTCAGCAACAAAGTTACCACCTACTGATTTTATCTTGAAAATTTCTCCTTTATCATCCATTATATAACAATTATTTTGTTCTAGTACTTAAAGTTTTCTTCGTAGATGTTGTAAGATTTACACATTGGCATAAATAATACAGCAAATGGTAGTTTTAATAGTGTGTAATACTCACTGTTAATCACATCATCGGTTTTTATTTTGATCTTTTCCATGTATTCTTTATACTTTTCGCAGTTATGTCTTACTATAGGAATCATACCCTTTCCTTTATCACCAAAGAATATAGATGATGTAGAGTTATTATTCCATACTTCTGTCTTTTTTGACATAGCCGCTGAGATCCATGCACTCGTATCTATACTTTCAAACTTGTTTCCCCTACCAATATATTTACCTTTTGCTAATCCATGAAACTTAAGATTGGCAGGTAGTTTTCTCATTTGATCTTCGGTCTCTAGTTTACCTTTGATTTCACCCAGACATACATATGACCCAGATTGAGGTCTTAACATTGATAGATGATTAAGATAGTTACCCTGTAATACAGGCAAAGTCCAATCTATACCAGTCTCTCTTTCTTTTTTATACCATTTTATAGTATTCTCCATATCATAGAAAACATCAAACTGTGTAGCAAAGTCATAGTTCTCTCTATGTTTCTTTAGTAGATCATGGTATCGTTCTGCTTCTGTACCTACACCTGCGACCACAAATATACTATCAAACTTGTCTCTGAACTTGGTGATATTGGCATATGAATATCTAAATGATAGCATAACATTTCTAACCCCACATTCTGATAACGCTTCCAAATGGGCTTTGTTGTTAGCGTTAAAATAGATCTTCATCCAGCACCAATTATCTTATGGCATAGACAAGTACATTTAAATCCGTTTCTAGTTATGGGGCATTTAGTATGTTCGTGACTATAACATTCTGGTGATGCGTAATCTACTCGTTCCATTTTTCTCTATTATCACCAAAACACATTGTTGCGTATGGACAAAAACCATCACATAGATAGTTCTTCACTCTTGGTGGTAAAGTCATATTTGTTAAAGAGTCTTTAATCTCTCTAGCCTTTATTATCATATCTTCTAAAGTCTCTTCTATAGGACTTAGTTTGAATGGGAGTGCTACAGGTTTATCTCTGGACTCTTTGTCTATTGAATTTGAAATATAAATTACACATCCATAGTCTGCATCTATACCATAACATTTCTTAAGTAATACCCTATACCTATTGATTTGGTCTACATGTGACTCACTTGCTTTTGCTGTAGCCTTTTGAAAATAGCCTATACTACCCGTTGTTTTCTTATCACATATAACCCATTTACCACCCATTTCTAATAAATCATCTATACTTCCATAGATAATATCTAGGTGTCTTGGGTCATTTGGTGGTATCTTTAAGGCTTCTTCTTTTGTTAAAGCCTTATCTCTTACATAATCATATGCTAGAAACATCTCATGGTGTTCTGGTTTTGCAATCATTGAAGCAGAGTGAACTGCTTGACCAAAATACAGTGACCTCATATCTTCGGTATTCATACCAGTTTCAGGTAATGTTTTCTTATAGATTACATTTCTCATACATGGTTTGATAATATCACTAACATGAATAACACCTAACCTCTCTGTTTTCATGGCTTCAATTTGAGCTCGTCTAAACTCAAAATAAACTGCATTACTAATATCTTCTAACTTTAACACAAAAAGTAGTGGGGGATACCCACATATAAGGCTTTCTAATTATTTGCGAACTTTGTGCATCCACAAGTTTCATTTGGATCTGCATCAGATTGTGCTATGCAACAGTCTCTTACATCATGTGTAACCCAAGGATGACCACATGCGTTGCATTCACCTTCACCGAATTCACCTACAAGTTCTTCTGATTTAGAATCCTTTCCTTTTAAGAAATCGAATACTCCCAACAAATTCACCCCCTAATAACTTTCCTCTATGATGAAGTTGAAAGTATCACTTTGCTCTGATATTTCACCATCATCATCATAAAGCTCTACCTCGCCTTCCCATATACCAGCATTGTCTATATCGGTATCTTCAGATGTTAAAGTATATCCTATCTCACCATAAGTTCTATCTTCGTAAAAAGCATTACCGTTTATTATCAAGTCACCATTTGGTTTCCATACCTTCCATATAGCACTTGCAAACTGCGTTGTATCATTCAAGTTCTTTGTAGTGCCATCATAGTTCTTTATGTTTATATATAGTGTGGCTCTTGAACCAGATTTTATTCTGAATTCTATTGCTCTACCAGTCTGATTAACACTCATGTCTTATAAAAGTTAGTATTATTTTTAAAGATAGCGTTACTTGGCTTCATCAGTAGTACCAGCCCCATATTGTAATTGTAATTCCATTCGTCTTAGTCGATTCATTTCTGCTAATTCATTGGCAATACTAGTGAGTAATTCCATTTGGATTATAGGAATATCTGATTTTGTATAGTCTTCTAGTTTATACTTGATCATTCTTATTCTTTATATACTTACATGGAGATGTTGTCTCTAGTTGAGATTCTAAGAATTCTACATGTTCCAACTTTTTATGCTTTCTTTCATCATCTCTTAGATGTAAATGATTTATAAGAACCATTGGTTGCATCATAAATACTTTATCAGTCTTAACTTTGTGTATGGTTGGATTATAATCACATACCATGTCACAATTTTCATCATGAACACACATACTTTTCTCAGTATAATAATGATAACCTTTGTTTAGAGGAAATAGTCTTGGTGAGTGCATTTCAGAATGAGAGTAATATGCATGTACTTTCATCATACCTAAATCATTTTCGGTATTCATGAGTTCTAATAAAGACTTTTTCAACCATAGCATTTTAACACCAGTAGTAAAATGGAAGAATTCATCGGCATCTTTAACTATAGCATATGATGGCACATCACCACATATTTCTTTTAATCTCTCAAGTTGGTAATTACGTTTCTCAGATTCACTAGCCCATTTTTTATTCTCTGGATGTGTTTCATAGATTATTGTTATTCCTAAATTCTTGGTCTTTTCAATGAATTTATCTATTATCTCTTTTGTTCTATCTGTGCTACTTGCTTCACCATCAAAGTGTTCCCAAGCACCATCTAAGATATGTATAATATCCAAGTCATTTATCAGTAAATCATTTTCCAAGCATTTTTCCAACATTCTCTCCTCATTATATATACAGTGAGCTACACATAGTTTCATCTTGTCTGGTGGTACATACCATTCATCTGCAAATCTTTGCATTTCTTCTTCTAATTGTCTTTTTGAGAACTTTCTGTCAGGATTACCATATATGACTTCTAAGTATACTCTTTCATTTAAATCAAAATATGGTGCTTGTTTAAAACTTCCCTCTTCAGACATGACCTTTTATTCATGTCATCATAATATAAGTCTTTCTACCAGTCTGTTTTTACTCGTTTTTGTTTGTTAGTGGTTTTCACATCAGATCCTTTCTTTGGAGTTTTCACTACTCTCTGTGTAGGTCTGGTCTTTACTTCTATACTCTTTCTTCCACTCTTAACATTCTTATCCTTATCTGATACCTTTACTTCCAAGTGTTTGGTCTTTATGTATACCTTTAATACAGAGTTAGTAGTGTGCTCATGAGGTACATTTGGATCAAAGTCTTTTATCTTTAGATCGGTTGTGTGTGTTCTAGTCTTACCTAATCTCTTTAAGAATGAGTTTACTAAGTTGTTATGAGGTACATTTGGATCAGTATCTTTGAAGTGAGCATCTGCTTTATGTGTCTGTACTACCTTAGCAATATCCAAGTTGACTGTTTGAGTGTATACTACCTTTGCTAGGTTAGTATTCACTGTCTGAGTGTATACTACTTTTGCTACATCTAGATTAATACTCTGAATCTTTGTTACTTTTGCAAGGTCTGATAGTGTATCATGAGTGTATATTACCTTAGCAATATCCAAGTTGGTTGTATGGTTATAAACCACCTTTGCAAGGTCAGTATCTACTGTTTGCTCATGGGATACGTTGGGCTCTAGATCTTTGAATAGTGTGTCTGTACTATGAGTGTATACTACTTTTGCAAGGTCTAGGTTAGTACTGTGGTCATGAGGTGCGTTTGGATCAGTATCTCTGAATAATGTGTCTGTGCTGTGTATCTTAGTTACCTTGGCTAATACTGAATCAGTACTGTGTTCGTATGGTGTATTGGGTTCTAGATCCTTGAATAGTGTATCGGTTGTATGAGTATATACTACCTTTGCAATATCTAGATTGGTACTGTGGTCATGTGCTACATTGGGTTCTAGGTCTTTAAAGAGTGTATCAGTTGTATGTACCTTAGTTACTTTTGCTAGTACTGAATCTGTTTCATGATGTTGAATTACCTTTGCTAGGTGTGAATCTACTGATTGGGTATATACTACTTTAGCTAGGTCTGAGTTTACAGTATGAATCTTTGTAACCTTTGCTAGTGTTGAATCACTACTATGTGTCTTTGTAACCTTTGCTAGTGTTGAATCTACTGATTGAGTGTATACTACCTTTGCTAATACTGAATCTACTGTCTGAGTGTATACTACCTTGGTAATGTCAGAATCTATTGATTGTGTCTTTGTTACCTTAGCAAGGTCTGAATCGGTAGTTTGAGTCTTGACAATTTCATATACTATATGTATGTCAGTTCTCTGTGTTTTTCCAGAGAATTTCTGTTTTAATGTATCAGTACTAGATTGTCTGAAATCATCTAATCTCTTGAGTCTAGTATCGGTTGTTGTATCTGTAAACTCTCCTAGTTTCTTAACTGCTACATCAGTACTATGAACGTATGGTGCATTTGGATCAGTATCTTTTAGTAATGTATCAGTCTCATGATGCCAAATCACTATTGCGAGATGTGAATCTACTGATTGAGTGTATACAACCTTTGCAACATTGGAGTTTATTGTTTGAGTGTATACAACCTTTGCAACGTCAGAATCAGTTGATTGTACTTTAGTTACTTTTGCAAGTACTGAATCGGTGGTGTGTGTTCTAGGCTCATCTAATCTCTTTAAGAATGACTCTACTGATTGTATCTTAGTTACCTTAGCAAGTGTCGAATCTACTGTCTGCTCATGAGATACATTTGGTTCTAGGTCTTTGAATAGTGTATCAGTAGAGTGTATCTTTGTAACCTTTGCAAGTGTCGAATCCACTGTCTGAACTATTACATTATCTAATTTCTTTAATAGTGAGTTGATTAGATGTATATGAGGTGCGTTTGGATCAGTATCTTTGAATAATACATCAGTTGCATGAGTTGTAAATTCTCCTAATTTCTTAACTCCAGTGTCTACTTTGTGAGTCTTTGTAACCTTTGCAAGTACAGAACTTACTGTTTGAGTCTTAGGTACATCTAGAGTCTTCTTTAGTGAGTTTGTAGTATGCTGTCTAACGATGTTTACTTTTCTCTTTAATGTATCAGTATTGTGTGGTTTTGGTTTGTGTAATCTAGAGTTAACACTGTGTTGTAATGTTAAACCTAATCTTCTAAGTAACGCATCTGTATTCTGAATACATGATTGAACTGTATATGATCTGTTGGTGTAAGATGTTAATGTGTATGAGAAGTCGGATTGTGCAAATGGTTTATATAACCTAGTGCTTGTTGTATGTTTCTTAATTCTTACAATGTAGGTGTCAGTCTTGTTTGTAAGAGTTGTAAATCCTTTAACTCTAGTGTCTGTGAAGTGTCTTGTAACTGGTTGGTCTACTGTGTAACTGATTGGAGTGTATGATGATGGTGTGTATGAATCAGCTCTTACGGATTTTTGTCTCTGTAACCATGAGTTTACTAGATGTAATTTAACACTAGGTATCTTTGTAGCTGTCTGTGTTGTATGTATATTACTAATAATTCTCTTGAAGAATGACTGTGTTCCATGTCCTACAATCTTCAATAATTCCGTGGTGTAAGAAGTCTTAGTGTATGAATCTCGTCTGTATGAGTTAACACCAACGCTTCCTAGTGATTGTAATACTGAACTTGTAGTATGTGATGTTAGTCTAGCTCTGTGAGTAGAGGTTGCATGTGTAATAATTGTTCTTAGGCTCTTTAAGTATGAGTTTACTAGGTGTTTTGTAACTGGTTGGTCTACTGTGTAACTTGTTGGTGTGTATGATAGACTCTCATATGAATCAGATAATACAGTTTTTACCTTAATTCTGAATGTGTTTGTAGAATGTATTGCTTGTTTAGGTACTCGTAATGCACTGTTTACAGTATGAACTCTTGTGGGTATTGCCTTTAAGAATGAATCTATATAGTGTGTCTTCCTTACAACTTCTACTGCTACGAATGATTTTGTAGTGTATGATTGTGCTGTGAATGAATCCTCTGGTTCTGTTATTACTGTTTGTGTCTGATGTAATTTTGCTACTGAAGATTTACTATATGTAGATGTTGTGTGAGTTTTTATTGGTTTGCTTAGAACTGAGTTAGTAGTATGAGTTGGAATGTCTTCTACAGTGTAAGATTGTATTGTGTATGAGTATTCTGTAAATGAGTTTGAACGTATTCCTAATACACGTTGTAATCTAGACTCGGTTGTATGTGTCTTTAATCTTGCTTTGTTGACACTTGTAGTATGTGATTTAACTACGCCCATCTTTGCCAAGTATGTATTTGTATAGTGTCTTGTAGTTGGTTGGTCTATGGTGTAAGAATCTACAATATATGATGTAGGTGTGAATGAATTAGATAGTGTGGTGGCAGTCTTTAGTTTCCATGTGCTTGTAGTATGTTGTTTAGTTAATCTATTTACTAGGAATGATGTTGTTAGTTGTGATTTTACTATCACTCTCTTTAATACAGACTCGGCTACATGTGTTGCTACTTTGATTATGTCAGTTGTGAACGAGTCTTTATCATAGGAATCTCTGGTGTATGAGTGTATTCCTACCTTACCCAATGATTGTAAGAACGAAGTAGTATTGTGAGATGTTAATCTTGCTCTATGAGTAGATGTTGTATGGAATACTCCACTGTAAGGATTATGTAATACTACATCAGTAAAGTGTTTGGTAGATGGTTGATCTATCTTATAACTAGCTGTTGTGAATGATGTGAATGTATAAGAATCTGATCTTACTGGTAACTGTTTTTGTATATATGTTGTTACTGTATGTGATTTAATCCTTGGTACTTTAGTAACAGTATTTGTACTATGTAATTTACTTATTACTCTAATAGCGAAAGTTAGTGTTGTGTGAACTGCTACTTTTAGTAATTCTGTGGTGTATGAATCCTTAGTATATGAATCCTTAGTGTATGAATGTGTTCCAACCTTTCCTAATGACTGTAAGTGAGTAGATGTAGTATGTGATCTTAGTCTAGCTCTATGAGTAGATGTACTATGGGATTTTATATATGCGTTCTTTAATGCAGAGTTAGTGGTATGTGTCTTAGATGGCTGTGTTGTTGTGAAACTATCTACATCATATGATGTTGGAGTATATGAGTCGCTTCTGACTGATAATGCCTTCTGTCCATATGTATTAACTGTGTGTGACTTTGTTCTAGGTGTCTTTAAGTGTGAGTTTGTTAGATGTTGTTTGAATAATCTACCAGTTAGGAATGAATCAGTTAACTGTTGTATGAATGTTAGATTTTCGGCTGTGTATGAGTTTGAAGTAAATGATGCCTTGGTATACGCTTGGTCTGGTTTGCTTACTACAGTTGAAGTTAATTGTTGAACTTGTGTTGTTTGTTTTAATACTGATGTGGTGATATGTGTCTTTATGATTGCACGTTTAACATCTACGTCTGTACCATGTGTTAAGCCCTGAGTTACTGTATAAGAACTAACGGTGTATGAAGTTGGTGCATATGAATCACTTCTAGTAGATAGTTGTTTTTGTAGATATGAACTAGTTATATGTAATTTTGGTCTTGCTAAGTTTGTGCTTGTAGTATGTCTTCTATTCTTATCATATAATACAGAGTTAGTGGTGTGTGTCTTGACGAATGGTATTGTGAATGAAGCACTTGTATATGATGCATCTACGAATGAGTTACCTCTTACAGATATTACGGTTGAAATTGTATGTAATTTAACACTGGTGGATCTCTTTACTATGTTAGTAAAGTGTGTTAACTGTGTCCTTGTTAATACAACACTAGTTGTATGATATGGTGATGATTGAGTGGTGTATGAACTTACAGTGTAAGAGTCTTTTGTATATGAATCTGAACGTGTGTTAAATGCAGTTTGTAATCTAGACTCTGTAGTATGCTGTCTAAGTCTTGCCTTGTTAGTATCACTAGTATGTTGTTTTACAACTCCCATCTTTGCTAAATATGAATTAACAAACTGCTTTGTTACAGGCTGATCTATCGTGTAACTATCTACAACATATGATGTGGGTGTAAATGAGTTGCTTAATATGGTAGTAGTCTTTAGCTTCCATGTGTCAGTAGTGTGTTGTTTTACTATTGGTACTTTAGTAATAGTGTTAGTTGTATGAATCTTACTGATTACTCTCTTTAAGAAACTAGTGGTTAATTGATTGATTACTTTATTTAACTGAGTGGTGTATGAAGTCCTAGTGTAAGAGTCTTTTGTATATGAATTAATACCAACTAGTCCCAAACTTTGTAATACTGAACTAGTATTATGTGATGTTACCCTTGCTCTATGAGTTACAGTACTATGAGATAGTGTATTATTTAATTTCTTAAGTGATGTACTTGTTGTGTGTTTTGTTGATGGTTGATCTATTGTGTATGAATCAATATTATATGATGTTATAGTGAATGAATTGGATAATATGGTAGTAGTCTTTAGTTTCCATGTATTTGTGGTGTGTTGTTTAACACTAGGTAACTTTACATATGTGTTTACGGTGTGTGTTTTGCTAATTACTCTCTTTAAGAACGAAGTTACTTGATGTGTAACGAATTTTGCTAATTGAGTAGTGTAAGAATCCTTGGTGTATGAGTCTCTTGTAAATGAGTTAAGTGTAACACTTCCTAATGATTGTAAGAATGAAGTAGTTAGATGTGATTTTAGCCTAGCTCTGTGAGTAGAAGTACCATGTGTTTTAATATTGCTCAAGTTCTTTAATGTTGAGTTAGTAGCATGATTACTAATGGGCTGGTCTATGGTATAACTTGCTGTAGTGTATGATGTTATAGTGAATGAGTTTGATATACTAGATTTTGGCTTGAATAACCATGTGTTAGTAGTGAATGTCTTAAGATAACGTTTAACTATATGAGAACTTGTAGTATGAACCTTTGGTTTATGTAATTGTGAACTTGTTGTATGTGTAAGGAATGTTAGGTTTGTTGTATTATATGATGATATGGTGAATGAATCATCACTAAATGACTCTGACGATGTTGAAGATTGTAAGTAACTACTCGTTGTGTGTTGTTTTGAAGCTTTTGCTAATACTGAGTTAGTATTAAATGTTTTAATATATGATGTTACAAAGAATAGTCTGGAATCAACTGTCTGATTTTTGAATTTAGAACCATGGTTTGTGAATGAATTTGTAGTGTAAGAGTAAGTTGTATATGAATGGTTAATTATATTTCCTAAATTATCCAAAAATGAAGTTGTTTGGTGTGTTTGTCTTATTTCTTTTTTAATATTTAAACTGGTGGTGTGTTGTCTAGGTGTATCAAGTATTTTCCTGAAGGTATTTGTACGATTGAATTTTGTTATGTTGGGTATTTTTCTATGTGTATCAGTCGTGTGTGGTTTTGGTTTAGTTAAACGTGTACTGGTACTATGTATCTTTGTAACTTTAGCTAAAATAGAGTTGGTTTTCTGTGTTTTTATTACTTTTGCTAAATCAGATTGAGTTAAGTGTATGTGTGGTGCATTAGGATCTGTGTCTTTTAGTAATACATCTGTTTCATGATGCCAAATTACTCTAGCTAAATGTGAACTTGTAGTCTGAGTTTTAGCATAACCTATTTTTTTCTTTAAAGTATTTGTTAAGAATGTTTTAACTACTTTGGCAAGATTTAAATTAGTTGAATGTTGATCTGTTGAACCTAATCGTTTTAATTTTGTATTGGTTGTATGTTGTACTTGAAGTGTTTGTTTAATAAGTGTTTTAGTTTCATGATAATTACCATCATCTAATCTCTTTTTTGAAGTATTTGTAAAGTGTTGATGTGGTGAATTAGGATCAGTATCTTTGAATAAAGTGTCAGTACTATGTATCTTTGTTACTTTTGCTAATATTAGGTTTGTAGTGTGCTGTCTAAATTGATCTAACTTCTTTAATCTAGAATTAGTTAATTGGGTTTTAGTAACCTTTGCAAGTACTGAGTTTACTGTTTGTTCATGTAGGGTGTTTGGATCAGTATCCTTGAATAAAGTGTTGGTTGAGTGCTGAAGTAAGTTATTTAACTTCTTTAATCTTGTATTAGTAGTGAATGTTTTAATTTTATTTATTATTTTTAAGAAAGATTGAGTATTGTGAGTATAAACAACTTTAGCTAATGTTGAATCAGTTGATTGTTGATGAGATACATTTGGATCTAGGTCTTTAAATAGAGTATCGGTACTATGTGTCTTAGTTACTTTCGCTAATATAGAACTAGTACTATGGTCATGAGATACATTTGGCTCTAGGTCTTTAAAGAGTGTATCAGTACTATGTGTCTTTGTTACTTTAGCTAGTGTTGAATCAGTTAATTGTTCGTGAGATACATTTGGCTCTAAATCCTTGAATAGTGTATTAGTACTATGTGTTTTAGTTACTTTTGCTAATACTGAATCAACTGTTTGTTCATGTGGGGTGTCTGGATCTGTGTCCTTGAAAAGAACATCAGTAGTATGAACTCTAATTCTTTTTATTAACCTTGTATCAGTTGCATGTTGGATAGATTGATCTAATTGCTTTAATCTTGTATTAGTAGTATGTCCATAGGATTTGGTATCTTTTATTAATGTATTAGTACTATGTGTTTTAGTTTCACCTAATTTCTTTAATGTTAAATCAATTAAGTGTATATGAGGTGCGTTAGGATCAGTATCTTTAAAGAGAGTGCTAGTTGAATGTTGTAAAGAATTATCAAGTCGTTTTAACTTTGAATTTGTTAATTGTGTTTTAGTTACTTTTGCTAATACTGTACTAGTTGTATGATTATAATCAAGGAGATTATATTGGAATACTTTTTCTGGATATTCATCAGCAACATAGAATCTAGAACCAGTGGCATCCCAAGTAAATCCACATGGATAATTAGGAGCTACTGAAATTCTTTTAGTATAATTGGTTTTAGTGATACTGGATACATCCCACGCAGTTGTTAAATTCCACTGATAAACTTTTCTTGTGTTAGCAAATGGAATGTATACTTTAGTTCCATCTGAACTAAAAGCAATATCATGGGGAATATCTAAGTATTGTAATCCACTATTTTGTACTGGTGAACCAGCTGTTGATATATTAAAAGGTGTTGATACAGTGTATATGTCTATATTATAATTATATTCTCCAATGATAATCAGTTTAGTTCCAT